GCCAGAAATGAGATGATGTCCCTCGCTACTGCTTGGGGATACAAAAACCATATCATCATCAAGAAGACTTTCGTTGATGGTATTGAGTTCTTCTCTGGGGAGTCCCTGAAAGAGACCAATCTGGATGAACTCAGAATCTCCTACTCAGATCATCAAGCATATAACTACATTAATGATGTAGCTCCGTTTGATCAGCTGGATCAACTGGTTCTGACTCAGGGATTCCACTTCCTGAATCACCATTTAGAGAATGGTCATAGAACCAAGGAGAATGTAATCAACGGATTCAACTTCCTATGTTTTGATGTGGATGGGACGATCTCGTTGGATCTTGCTCGGGAACTCCTAGCAGATTACACCTACTTGATCTACACAACCAAGTCACACACTGAAGAAGAAAACCGATTCAGACTCATCATGCCCATCAATTATCAGGTGAAGCTTGATGTGGATGAATACAAGGAATGTGTTAACTCAATCCTTGAATGGTTGCCGTTTAAGTGTGATGAAGCTTCGAACCAGCAAAGCAGAAAATGGAGAACTAACGACCAAGCAAAGCTCTTCAAAAATGAAGGGAAGCTGCTGGATATTCTTCCATTCATTCCGAAGACTTCAAGGAACGAGGATCACAAGAAAACACAGAACCAGTTGGATAGCCTATCCAATCTGGAGAGGTGGTTTGCTCAGCGTATTGCTGTAGGCAACAGAAACAACAATATGTTGAAGTATGCAATGGCATTGGTAGATTCCGGTATGGATTATGCAGACGTAGAAGAAAACGTCATACGATTCAATAACTCTCTGAACAACGGACTCTCAGAAGAGGAACTGGAAAACACCATCTTTGTAACAGTAGCCAAGAGGTATAGCCCGTGAGCGAAGCAGCAGAGAATAACCAGTTACTTCTGATTTCAGGTGAATCAGCAACAGGTAAATCAGCCTCGTTGATGAATATCCGTGATCAGGAAGACTGGCTGTATCTCAATACTGAATCAGGTAAACGACTTCCATTCAGGAATAATTTCCGAGATGGGGGATTCAGAATCACTGATCCCTACGAGGTTATTGATGCGTTTGAATTTGCTATTAACGACGATCCCAGCGTAAAGGGCATCATCCTCGATAGCCTGACCTTCTGGATGGATATGCTGGAGACCCAGTACGTCATCACAGCAGCCGATACTCGTGCTGCTTGGGGTGAGTATCAGCAGACCTTCAAACGCCTGATGCAGGAGCTTGTACCCAAGTTTGCGAAGCCTGTTATCATCATCGCCCACACCCGGACAGACCATGATGAGGCCACCATGTCGATGAGGACCTCTGTTCCCATTAAAGGTGCCCTCAGAAACACGGGTGTGGAAGCCTATTTCTCTACGGTGGTATCGTCCAAGGTGATGCCACTGAAGCAGTTGGAGGAATACAAGAATGACATGCTGACCATCACAGAAGATGACAAGCTGATTGACATGAAGTATGTCTTCCAGACGCGCCACACGAAGAAAACTACTGGTGAACGTATTCGTTCTCCTTTGGGTTTTTTTGGTGTGAATGAGACCTTTATAAACAATGATGCACAAATGGTCCTAGACCACCTCAACAAAATGTACGGAGTAAACTAATGAGCCTTCTGAAGAAACTGAACACTGGTGGTAGCGATGTCGAAGCAGCCAAGGATACCCTTGGTGGTGGCAACTTCCTTCGTGAATCCAACATCTACAAAGGTGATATCGTTGTAGCGTATGTGACCCAATCTGAGAAGGGTGCAATGGCTGTCAACTTGGATATCAAGCTTGAAGACGGTAGCAGCTATCGTGAGACCGTTTACGTATCCAACCGTGATGGTGAGACCTTCTTTACCAAAGAAGGTAAGAAGTATCCTCTGCCTGGTTTCACCACCATTGACAACATCTGCATGATCACCACTGAGAAAGGTCTGGCAGATCAGGAAACTGAAGATAAGACCCTGATGCTGTGGGACTTTGAATCTCAGAAAGAGATTCCTCGTGAAGTACCTGTGTTGGTCGAGCTGACTGGTCAGCCCGTAGCTCTGGGCATTCTGAAGGTCCGTGAGAATAAGACCAAGAAGAATGACCGTGGTGGTTATGACGCCATCAACGAAGAGCGTCTGTACAACACCATCAGTGCTGTATTCCATCCTGAAGCCAAGGTCACTGTGAACGAGGCTCTGGAAGGTCGTGATCCTGACTTCTGGGATGCTTGGCTCGGACGTAATGAAAACCGTCTGGTAGACAAGTACAAAGAAGTGAAGGGTGGTGGTGCTGCCCGTTCTGCCAACCGTGCTTCTTCTTCTGATGCTCCTGCCCGTAAGAGCATGTTCAAGAAGTGAAATTAGTTTTACCCCTGTATTTGGTTGTGGGGAAGAAGAAGCCTAAAAAGCTTCCTCTGAACCTCAACCATTACAGGAATGCACACTTTCATGTCTTAAACAGCATGAAGGTTCAGTTCAAACAGGCAATATCCTCCCAGCTTACATTTCCCAAACTGGTTGAACCAGTGAAGATCAGCTATGTTCTATATCCTGCCACTCACAGGGAATTGGATATCTCAAACGTGCTGTGCATCGTGGATAAGTATCTCTGCGATGCGTTAGTGGAAGCTGGGCTTATGGAAGACGACAACTTCAACCACCTGCCTCAAGTCGAATTTCGGTTTGGGGCTGTGGATAAGGAGAATCCTAGGGCTGAAGCATTCATTCAACCTGTACAAAAATCATCGGAGAATTCCATGCAAATTACTATCAACCAAACTCAGATCGAAAAAGCCATCCAAGATTTCATGCTGAAACGCATTAACATCAAGGAAGGCACTGAGATCAAAATCGAAATGAAGGCTACTCGTGGGGCTGAGGGTTTCAGTGCTGTCATTGACATCATTGATGACCTGGATGCCCACAATGCAATGCTGGAGCAAGAGAAGGCACGCCAGACCAGCGCAAAGGAGGAAAAGCTGGAAAAAGCTGGCCGATTTCTCGACCGAGTTAAAACCAAAAAGTCTGAACCCGAACCAGAATCAGAAATTGAAGATCCCGAGGAAGAAGACCAGCCTTCCGAAGAGTCTTGTGCAGATGCAGACGAAGCTGACGAACCAAAAGAACCAGAAGAGTCTGTTGATGCAGAAGAAGCACCAAAGCCCGCCAAAGCTAAAAGTATCTTTGGCAACAAAGTAACCCCTAATTAAAAATGGGGTTCCTTATCGGCTTTGCTGTGTTACTGTTGGTTCTTTACTACATTGAAAAGGAAAGGAAGTAGATGATTCAATTTCAACAACTGCTGGATACGGTACACAAGTTCAAGGATGAACTGTCCCAGTACCTGGAGAAGGGTGCTACTAATGCTTCTCAGGCTAAGCGACTGCGTAAAGCAAGTGTGCAGCTGGGTAAGGATCTGAAGGAATTCAGAACCAATTCTGTGGCACACCACCGGAAGGACTGATTCTCTAGTGGAATTAAAAAAGCCCCCAATTACGGGGGCTTTTTTTTTATTTGAATATTAATGCTGATAGTGGATGCAGCATTGCAGAATTGATACCCATCTCCGGTCCAATCGAGTATCCCACTGCTCCTGTGAAGGTCTGAGATAGGATGTTGTCATCCAACGGTAGACCCAGATTACCTACAGGAGTAGACATAGGTACAGCACCTACTGTCATCAGCGCAGTAATTGGGTTTTCTCTAATCATGCTCAGAGCAATCTTCAACGATCTCAGTTTGAAGTTGAAGAACCAGAGTAAACCATTAGCTTCTAATGCTCCTCTTACCCTACCAGGCAGGTAATCGTAGTTGATAAATTCTTCCTTGATTCTGCCTAGAGCGTACTGAGGACTTCTCTTCTGTCTCTGAACAATATCATCGAAGATGATGGCTTTAGCGATAAAGTCACCATAATCAACTGACTTCTGAAGGAACTGGTAGATAGCAGTATTCTTAGAAATCAGCAAGTTATTGGCCAGAGTCCTGCCACCAGAAGGTAGCTGATTGATCTTACTCTCAAGATACTCAGCAATCTTACCTTTGTTCAAATCTCCAGATTCTTGATCAATTTGCACACTGACAATTGAAGCAAATTCCCCAGATTCAATCAGAGGGTAAATTGACAGAGACCTGTGATGCTCAAGAATGGAAGATCTCTCAGCTTCCAGTCTTCTAATCTGTGCTGGTTCCGAAGAAGCCAGAATCTCTGATTCAATTTCAATAATCCTCTTCATGCCTTGAGAGTACTGCTCAATTTCAGCAAGCTTCCTAGGTATACCTTTCACAATAGACTGTAGTGGTACACCTCTGGCCATCATATGCAGAATGTTAGACAGACCGTTGACAGCAGGAATCACTACGGACTTCACTACAATCAGTTGTTTAGCATCTGCTACCAGCCCTCTTAGAGCATTCTCGCCTTGAACCATGTACTTGAATGCCTTAGGTCCAATCATGGTTTCTAAAGCTCTCTGAATCTGTCTTCTGGTCTCTGGCTTCAATCTAGAAATGCCATTCCAGATATCAGCTACACCCGCCTGTCTGTACCCAATGACATTATTCAGAAGCTCTTTTCTTACCATCATTCTTCCATAAGTATCTTTGGAGTATCTGACGGCTTCTTTATTAAGAATGCTAAGAGCGTCTTTTACTACTGGGTCATCTGTATTCAGATTCAGGAGATCTACATACTCACCTTTTTTGGTGTCTTTGTTGTATGCAGATTCCAGCTCATCAACAATTACTCTGTTGATTTGTTCAGCTGTACTCTCCTCAATCTGTCTACCTCTCCACTTACCCAGGTTGGCAGCAAAGTCATTATTGGAGTTCTTCTCTCTGGCTACTGCTGGGTCAATGGCACGAACCAGATTCACTACATTACCGTTCTCGTCAAAGATCGGAACCAGACCAAATTTACTGGTGTTTTGAATACCATCTGCAATGATGTTTTCAATGGTTTCAATATCAAAGCCAGTAGGAATCAGGTTCTCTGATAGGGGATCATCATTAATAGTTAGGCCGTTATGTGAAGCTACTACGTTCTGGATAATGCCTTGTGCAAAGGGTCTAGCCTCATCCAGCATGTTCACATAATAGCCACGCTTGATGTTTTTATTGTCGTAGTGGGTACCTTCGTAGTCACCCACTCTGACATACCCCTTATTGATGTACTGTTCTGCCATGTCATCCCTGATGATCTTGATAGAGCCAGCAGATCTGCTAGGGATATAGCCCTTGATGCCAATAGGTTTACCGTATGCCCCAGGCTTAGCCATCTCATCCTTTCTGATACCGTCCAGAATAGCCATGATGTATCTAACTGCTTCTGGTTCAGTCTGAAGCATTTGCCTGAAGGTCTCTTTATCAGAATCTTGGAAAGCCAGCAGAGATACATACTCGTCAATGGTATTAACAAGACTTGCATCCACAGCTTCAATACTTTCAGCACTTCCCTCGTGGCCAAATTTACCAGCAATATGAGTAGCATTCAGAAGCAGCATAGAACCAGTCTCACCAGTAGTTAGGTACTTAGCGAGCTGTTTGGATTTCTCAATCAGGAAAGCACTGTCAGGATTCCTATTGATGATGCTTTCTAGCTGCTTAATTCTGCTTGCAACCTTGTTATCGTCTGAAAGGGTATCAATGGCCCTATCCAGCCCTAACGAGCCTACAATCGCAGCTACGTCAGTCTCAGCGAGTGTTCTTTGCAGAGCATTCATCTGGTTCTGTGTAGGCTGGGTTTTGAATTTCTTCTTGATGTTGTTTTCAACACCCTCGACATACATCTGACGAAGCCTTTGTACGTGAGAACGTACAACCTTAATCAGATCGTAGACAGAGGCATTCAGATCAGTACGACCAATAATGTCCCTCATGCTGTCTTTCAGGAAGTTGAAGTTATTCATGTTATTGAAGACAGTGTTCAACTGCTCTGCATAGCCCATAGCAGAGTCCTTACTCAGTGCAGCACCTACAGCACCAAGTATTCCACCTGAAATAGTGGCAGCACGGCTGTTAGAGTTCCTGATTAGATTCTGCCCAGCATCGCCAATATAGTTACCCATATCAGTCAGCAGATCAGAAGTCCGGTCATTGACCCGATCAATCATTTGACCGGGGAGAGTCCAGACTTTGCTGGACTCCCCTTCAGGCTTTTTTTCTACTGAATCCAGCAACCTCCTCAGAAGATCAGTAGGCACTTCTCCTTTTCTGGCTCCCGACAGGTAGTTACTCAGCTTGTTCATAACATCATAACCAGCCTGACCAAGTACCCTTTCCCAAGTGGATTCAGTCTCAGAAGACTTCTCAGCCTGAGGAATACCAATCTGGTTCAGTACTTCTTGCATTTCTGGATTCACTGAAGCCAGAGCCAGAAGGTTCACTACCATTGCTTCTCTGGATCCAGAGGCAGAACCAGTAACAGCAGCGTGCTTGTTATGGGCAACGTGGTAAGACGGGGATCCAGGCTGAGATACATCACCAAAATGCTCAGGCTTGATGTTTCTCATGACGTGGGCTGCCAGTCTGTACAGATTGGATTTGGCTTCTGGATTCACTCTAGAAGAGACTGTGAATACCTCTCTCAGCTGATTGAATGCTTTCTCCTGTTCAGCATCCATGTAGAAGCCGTTAGCCTTAAAGATATCAGCAGACTCTACAGAGTTCAGATCCCTTTTCAGGGTCAGGTCCTTGTCTGCTTCTCTCATCTGGGCTTCTGCCTGATTCACAACATCTATGAATTCCCTATACAGGGGCTGGCTCATGTTGATGCTCTCAGGATCAAACATATCCAGATCAGGTGAAGAACCCTCTGTTACGTTAGCAGTCTTCAGAGCATTCATTGCCAAAGCGTTCATGTTGTAAGCCATGTGCATGAACAGGCTGTCCACCTTGTCATCTTTCTTGAGTCTGAAGATGGATCTGAACATCTCCAGTGCAGCCTCACACAGCCGTCTAAGTTTGGAGCGTGGTGGCCTACTCATAGCATCAGCAGCCAGAGTTGGGTTAGACAGCCAGATGGCCAGCATCTCGTTGATCATGGCTCCTGTAGCTGCCTGAGGACCGTAGGAAGCTCTTGCTACGTTTCCTGCCCGTTTGATGTGGGTAACAGCTCTACCCCATGTTGGAGACAACACAGCATTAGAGTCATTAATCAACTCATTCAGGATGATTTCAAGATCCTTGATAGCTTTCTCAGCCGCAGGATGCAGCTTCTTACCGTCAACAAACTTATCATGCAGAGACTTGGTAATAACTGCGTGAACCAGTTCATGCAAGGCAGTGACGCTGGAGTTGCTACTCAGAAGGACTCTGTTTTCAGTAGGAGAATACTTGCCACCTACAGCTTTGGGATCGACAACAATCTCAACACCTAACCTCTCAGCCAAGCGTACAACACGGTCTGCAATATTGCCTCTGAAGTCACCTTTAGGGAAAGAAGATGTCAGGAGTTCTCTGAAGCCTTTGAAGTCCTTCAGAACCATCTTGCCATCTGCACCTTTCCCCCAGTGCTTCGTGTTCATCCTGAACATATGGTGCTTTTCATCAGCAAACTTGTCTTCTCTGGCTCTCTGAGCTTCTGCTTCTAATGCTTCAGCAATAACAGCAGGATCTTTGGAATCCAGAGAAATACCATCAGTGACAGCAGGCTGGCCTGTTCCTGCCATCTGGTCAACAGACTTCTTGAACCGATCCAGAACATCCAGATTCTCAGTAACACGGTTAGCCAGCAACTTCAGAGAAGCAGTGGAGAAGATACTACCAATACCTTCTGGATGCTCCAGATATAGATTGTCGTATTTTCTATTCACCTCTTGAAGATGGTTAACATCCTCAAAGACTCTCACGAAGGGGTGAATAGCCTTCCATGCTTCCAGATCAGCATCTGTCTTAATCAGCTTCTGAAGATCCTGAATACTTCTGGCTACTCGTGGAACCAGAACAACAGGCTCCTTGAGCTGGACATTCTGGAAGTCTGCCAGAGTAACGCCATCATCCTGAGCCAGACCCGGAATAGCATTCTTGAGTCCTCTCAGTACGATGGTCTCAGCAATGTCCCTATCACCGATACGATCTGTCAAGGTATCTACAAGATCCTGAATCTCCTGACCATTGTAGACCGATAC